AACCCCCATCCGCGCCGCCTCTCTCCTGTCCATATGTGCGCATAATGGGGTTGTAGTTGTTAGGAATTTTGATCTGTAAGCCCCTTATGTCATGCACTCTTGACGGGATAGCCTTAAAGGTGTCGGCCCTGAACCTGTGCCTTACAAAGGCAGTGGCTGGATAACAAAATTTTTCCTCGTATAATTCTGTAAGTGAATCAACAAATGTCTGATTTCTTAGAGAGCCCCTGAAGGAGTCGAAGGTCTCCCTGTAGACGGTGATGCGCCAGCCTATAAAGTCTGGATCGTCCATGTATTCGCGGTCTGCGTCAGTTATGTGGATTGTCGTGCTCCTCGCGTACCCGTCTGAAATTCTACCATGAATTGTTTCTGAGCGGACATTTGTAGTGTCTTGACTAATTCCGGCTGGATTTGCAGCGGTTATATCGTCGTCGTCAAATGTGAAAAAATCTAAGTTCTTGGTGTCGTCAGAAAAATATGGACGATAATCTATCCGGTAAGTAACAGCGGTTGCCTTTACATCACCTTTGCCAACCTTCGCGCCTTCTTCGGTTGAGCCGGTCATTAAGTTTTCCATCAGCGTCGAAACCCTTACGACCACCGTGAAACCATTGCATCTTTTGTTTCTTATATAATAAAGCTTTGGAAGACCCTCGCTCCTGCCCTGTGGGTCCTGTCTGTCCTTGAGCTTCATGTGGTCGGCGGCATAGTTGGTGTCTTGATATTCGATCTCAGGCCCACGAAGTCTTTCTCCTATGGCTCTTGCGATTTGCAGTTGATCATCAGAGTTGGAATCTAAAACTAAATTCTCTCCCACGAGGTTGCCGCGGGAAAAACCAACATCGACATTCTGAAAATTTCTAAGGCCAGCCTTATTCATGACTGGGACCCCATTGTAAATAACTGACCTAGCCCATCCAGATTTTACCTGACTAACGGTACCAGCAACAAATGGTTTAAAATTAACCTTTCTGTAGCCGGTTTCGCTAGCGTAACCAGAAGTGAGGTATTCACCAGAAGCAAGGCCATCGATGGGGCCCTCGCTAATAGCATCCAAGACTTCGACCCGTGATAAAGATATACCACCCGGCGGTTTACCCTGAAGTTCGGGGTCGGTTGGCCGTGGAAAATTAGGCGTATCTACGCCCTCTGGTTCGTGGATAACGTCCCTTTGTGGCGCCGCTCCGCCGCCGCCACCTTTATAAAATTGAATGTCTCCACTAGGCTTAGTCCCAATGGGCTTTCTTTTATTTTTTCGTTTCCTTTTCATCGGGCTCTAGTTGCTTAGCGAATTTTCTGTTGCCGCTACGTCATCTATATCATAGTAGGCAGCAAGGGTTTGACTGCCGCATAAAAGTTGACCATAACAAACAGGCACGGGTCCACCCTCCCTGATAATGTTAACAGGACCGTTGAACAAATAGGAAGCAGAGGTTGCCCCCTCTAAGGTCCTCAATTCTTTCATATCAGGCGGATCCATAAGTAGAGCAGAAATACCAGCAGCCAGCAAGGCTACGCCTGCCATAACAAGATAATATCCGCCGACTGTCCACAGTATAATACCAATAACAATGAGCATAATGGCAATAAAAATAGTAAAAATTGCTCCAATATCATCTGCGCCCTCTACCACGGGAACTATATCTATTTTTTCGAGTTTGTTGCTCTCAATTCGTAATGATGAGTTGTTTATGGCTTCGAATTGTTTTTTTGTTTTTTTCGTGTCGCCCTCGTCTATCTCATCGAAGCGGACATCGGAGTCCGCTTTATAAGGGTCGTCGTTGATTAGGATCTTAAATTTAGAATTCTTCTTCTGTTCTTTGCCGAGGAGAACGAACAGTTTGCCACCGGACATTTTGTTAACTGCATGCAGCGCTTCTGAGACGCTGGAAACATAAAGGCCCCAGCGGGACTTTCCTAGTTTTTTGCCTATTCTTCCGTGGAAATTAATTTCAACAAGTTTCATATCTTAAAATATTTGTTATAGCTAGTTTGTGGTTAATGTTAAGTTTTTCTATTCTCGAGGTCAGTTTCCATGGGTGATGCAATATCTTGCTGTTGCCAAGATAAATCATGGAGTGTATTGCTTGGGTTATGTTGTATTTTTTGTTCCATTTTTCGTTCCAAGTTTTAGTTAAAATTACATCGTGTTTTTTGAGAGTTTTAACTTCATGAAATCCGTTGTGTTTGAGAAAATTTAAGTATACGGGGGTTGTTTTATATTTTTCAATCATTTTTCTCAAGTACGCCCCTTCCTCGTTGTCTTTTAAGGATTTAAACAGCATGGACATGGTGCATGATTCACCACGAGCTTCGTCAATAAAGGACTCTAAAAATTCTTTGTGCCCAGTAAGTTCTATGCTAAAGAATTTTTCATAGTAATCTTCTACCAAATCTATACATGTGGTAATACCCGAAGTCCATTCCCTCCCCTCGAAAGGGGCAACAAAACCATCTGGTTGATGAGAATCAAAACAATCATCCTTGACACAGTAAAGAATGACGTTTGTTTCTAGTCTTTCACTTTCCTTTTTATCAGCCCAAGATAGCTTTTTCCCATCAAAATGAGAATGGTAAATAGCAAAAAGATCCGAATCTCCAATTTTGTTTTTTAGGTCTTCCTCGGAGATAACACAATGATAGGTAGGATTTTGCGATACATTTTTACATTTTTTGGTAATAAGGTGGCCGTCATTTTCCAAAACAATGCCGCAGCATTCGTTTGGGGATTCTTCCAAGGAATGTTTCTTGATGCTTTTTTTAATTGTTTCTGATATTTTCAAAATTGACTTTCGTGCCTTAGTACGTGTGTGCTTCTTTTTTTAAATTCCGTGTTGTATTCCTCAATTCTAGAATAGCAGCTGACCTGATGGTGCAAAATCAAATTGTTACCTACGTAAACGCCGGCATGGCTGGAGTGTCTTTTTCCAAGGCATTTCATTAGGATAACGTCGTGTTTTTTGAGTATGGATATGTCGGTAACTTCTCCCTCTAGGACGACTTCGAAAGGTGAGACGGAAATCAAATCAACATACCAATTTGGGTTTGATGTAATATACTCAAAGTTCCTTTCTTTTACGCGTTCATCTTCGTAAAAACTTAAATCGACGTTTAATTCTTTTTCGTAGTAATCGCGTATTATGGTATAGCAATCATTTTTACCTAGGCAAAAATCTCTTCCCACATAGAAAGACTCGCAATTTTTGGGCTCGTATTCATTAAATTTTCGATCTTTAAGGCTGTACATTATGAACTTTACCTCATGGTGCTCGCTTTGAATCTTGTCGTAATCAGAAAAATTACTGCTATTAATATGAGAATGATAGAAAGAAATTATTTCGCCAAGTCGGGACGCCTTAAGGTAATCTTTGGGGTCAATGGAAAACATCATGTGTTTATTTTCGGCTATATTTTTACACCTTAGAGCTCCGAGCTTCAGGGAGTCTTTGTCTTGATATAAAATCCCACAGCATTCGTATGGTGACTCTTCCGTCGCGTGGTCTTTTATATGTTTTTTAATGTGGTCCTTCATTGTCGTTATGATTGTTCTATTTTGCTGTAGATTCTAGTTTTTCGACGGCAGGAAAACCACCAAACGGCAGGCAACCAAAATGAGTGGCTCCGTTTGCCGCATCGTTTGGCCTGCAACCATTCATTGAGAAAGAGCCGGGATTCTCCGGGGTGCCGATTAAGTTGGATGAATTCGGGCCTAAAGCCTCTACCTTTATTTTATAGGCGTCTGACCATCTAAGCTTGCATCCCATTATGGTCTTAGAGCATTTATCTTCATACCAAAAATTGGTGTTTGGTGGAATTGCCGAGGGGGTAGTCTCTCCCGGAGGGATATTGTCTTCTTTTCCGATGAAATAATATTTTAGTTGGTTTTTAATCAAATAGACCTGATCTCCCTTGCCGTAGTTATTTGATCCGCCGCCCTCGTCTCCCTTTGACGGGTCATATTGAGCAAACGACGGGTCTGGGTTGTAGTCGCCCTCAAGCACCTCAGAGAAAAGCTCATCATTCTCGTTTGCTATGGGGGGAGCCTTGCAGGGAAAATTAAGGGTGCCTTTGCTGTCGCTACCAAACCCATCATAAAGATCATCTTTGTTACTTGGTGCTTCTGATTCGTATTCGTACATGCAGCCCGCTCCTCGATATTGAAATTGACAATATCTTGAAAGAACTATTCTGGAAGGAAGTTTTAGGTTTTCAAAGTCCATGAAAGAAGCTAATTCGAACTCTATGCCGCCTTTACTTTCGGAAGACTTTCTGTTTATAAAAAATATTTCTCTTGGGAATTCAGCTAGGGGGTCTGGCTCAAACCCTTCGGGCTTTATAACGTCGTCGCCCAAGCTTACTCGAAGGCCTTGCTGGTTAAGCATATAAAAATTTTCTGCATCGAGATATTTGGCAAATGTCCTTACTCTAGTTAACTTTGCGCCGATTAAATCATCCAGTTTTCTTACTGCAACTCTAAAGTCTCTGAACATCCTTTCTGCTGGTCCTTGGCTAGCGTCATCGTTTGACATCATGCTCATTCTGGGGGTGGGCGTGGCTCCTCTGGTATTACTATCAAAGCCTTCTACCTTAATGGGCAGTGGGTGATATGTTTGGCCTTTCCAGTATATTTTTTGTTTAGTAAGTTTTAAATTGTTGTGAAATCTGAAGACTGATTCCCCGGACCTATCTCCAGCGGTAATGTAGGTCATGTGCTCGTCGATGTATAATTGCTCTAGGTCTATCTCAAATAGGGTTACTACAGCAGAGGGGGATGACCTGCCCATGTCGCTAATGACTTTTTCATGCGACTTTTTCGCTTTGAGAATGCTAACCGCATCGAATTCGGATAATTTTTTATCTAGTGCCATTTTAGTTTGTTACCTCTTCGATGTTTAGTCTTACGGTATAGTTATCATAGAAATTGAAAGTAGTGCCCCAATCTCTGGCTACGTATAATTTTTCTATGTTATATGGTGGGGGTAGCATAAGGATAAATGATTCTTTACCTCCCGCTGAGTGTAGGAAATGGGCCATTGCTCTTGATTCTTTTAAGTCTCTAGTTTCAAAACTTAAGGCGCATCTCAAAAGGACACTTTCGAGACCGTCAACGGTCCTTTGTTCGTACCCGTCTCCAAATTTATGGACATTAACTCTGGGTCTATTGTCTACAGTGAAATTGTAAGAGGGCTTCCAGAACCAATGGGGCTTGTTATTCCCTGTTCTGCCGTCGTATTTTACTCCTGCCCATTGAAAATTTGAGACAGATGGCGATGTGGACGCATCGTGTTCAACAACGCAGTACCAATAATACTTGCGGGGCACCTGTCTGGCGTCTGGTACTACGTACCAAATTATGTCGTTTACCTTGTACTGTTCGCCTGATTTCCACTCACTAATGTCATAAATGTTAGTACCCATGTGCAGTTCCTTTTTCCTGATTTATTTACACGTAGTTGCCAAATATATGCAGTGTAATAGTATTCAATGGCATTTAAGATAATAAATAGAGAAAATCAGGAAGTTTTCATAGGGTCAGGGCAGGTGTTCGGTGTGCAAGGCTTATCATACAACTGGTCTATACCAGAGGCTCCGCTTGAATTTATAGGGCAATCAAATTCAATTGTAATCCCACAGGGGCCACAGATTGGGGACTTTTCTTTGAGCACCTTTGTAGTGGACACTGATCCGTTTGTAAAATGTATGCAAAGTGGGGGTTTTAATGGGTTTATAACAGACGACAGACAAGATTGTAGGAGATATTACAGTTTTTATTCAGGGTACTTGAGTAGTTATAACCTTTCGTGCTCTGTTGACAACTTGCCACAGTCAAACGCCACCTTTAGAGTAGTAGGAGACATGGGGAAAATCCCTTTTGATGATTTACCAGCAGAAGCACAGGAAGAATTGGAATTTATATCAGGTAAATTGGACAGAACAGAGCCGACTGGGCACGCCGAAAATGCAGGATACAGGATTGGTGCGCCAACAAGCGTCGAGATAACAATGGATGATTTTGACGCCAATATCGTAAATAGTTTTTCACTAAGTCTGGAAATACCAAGAAGAGACTATTATAAAATAGGACGAAGGAGCCCATTTGCGGTAGAAATAGACTACCCCGTAGCAGCAACGGCAGATTTCACAATTGAAGTCAATGGCGCGGACATAGGGTATTCTGGCAGTACATTTAGGGGGTATCCGTGCAAGGCGAAACTTAAGAATTTTGATGTTAGAATAAAAGATTATCAAACCTACGATGTAATAACGCAATTTAGCTTTACAGGAGCGACGTTAATAGGCGAAAATTACACCGTAGACGTCAATAATAACCTGAAAATACAAGCAAGATACAAGATATACATAGAGGATCTCCTTACAGAGACCGGAAACCTAAAAACCCCACAATTAGTTACAATTACAAATTAGTTTTCAGTGTAATTGTTAAAGAGGTACAAGGTTTTTGGTAAATGATTTTTTTCAATAATTGTGACGTGGTGGTAAACGGTACTGGGGTAATGGCCGAGCAGGTATCGCTATCTTCAGCCAATGCTGTCGTGGCTGTTCGTGCCATGGGTAAAAACCTCGCGGAAACCTCTGATCCAGATGGGCAATATTCAACTTCAGTGCGGATGACCTACTATCTGGAAGTGGAGAAAGACCCAGTCTTCGCAAATGTTTTGGACTATTTAGGTCTAGTT